CCTGAACTCCTCCGGGAACTGCATGCCCGCCTTCGCGTACTCGCGCGTGATGAACTTCTCCCCGCATTCGCAGAGCCGCCGACGGAATACTTGGTCGTCGTGGCGACGGGTTTCCAGGACCTTGCTGTGGTCGGTACGACATAAGGGACACATTTAGCCTTCTGTTTGGTTGAGGAGGGCGATCACGCCCTCGATTGAATCGACCACGTGCACCAGCTCACCGAGCCGTCGCATGCGGTTGTGCTCGCGAACCTGCTGGGCGGTCGGCTTCTCGCCGGTGGCCTTGAGCTCGACCCAGAACGGCTTGCGCCCTGGCAGCATGACCCGGCGGTCGGGCGCGCCGACGCGCCCAATCCACTGGGTCTTGCGGATCTCACCGCCCATCAGGATGACATGCCGGGCCAAGTACTTCTCAATCGCGGATTCGCGCATCATTGCTTTCGGTAGCGATAGGTCTCGAAGCCCTCGGCGGCCAGCGGCATGTCCGCGGCCCAGGCCGGTGGCGTCGACATCAGCGCCGACAGGTGCTCGGCACTGAACTCGATGCTGTCTGGTGTCTCGGCGATGATCTCGTCGTGCACCGTCAGGACGATCTTGTAGCCGGCGGCCTCGATCAACGGCATGCTGTGCGCCAGGACGTCTCGGGCGATCGCTTGCACCAGATTCTCAAACAGCTTGCCGCCGTGCGTCTGGATGCGGGTCCACTTGCGGGTGAACTGGTCGACGCCCGTGTACGTGATGGCGTTGTCTTTGATCTGCGGCGCCGGGTAGCACGCCACCCGGCCCGATGGCAACGTGATCAGCAGCCACGTCTTGGTGCCCTTGATCCGCAGGCCCAGGTCGGCGTAGGTCGTGCCCCTCGTGCCCAGGGCCTGCTTCACCAGCGTCTGCAGGCGCTTCCAGTAGTCGGTGATGTTGGGGTGTGCGTACCGCCAGACCCGCTTGAGCGTGTCGCAGGCCACGAACGCATCGTCTGACAGGTTGAATCTCGATCGGTTTTCCCGCATCGTCCACTCGAAGAACCGATCGGCCTCCTCCACCACCATCTCGGGCGCCAGCGGCAGGACCTTGGCGGCCATCGCGTCGAGGTCGATCCCGTACGCCTCGGCAAACGTCACGAATGCCCCCACGCCGCCCGCGTAGGCCAGGGCCAGCTCCTGCACCTTGCCGACCTGCCGCTGGTCCTTGGTGACGTCCTCCGGCCTGACGCCGAACGACTTGCTGTAGGCCAGCTTGTACAGGTCGGGGCCGATCCCGGCGTCAAAGTTACGGAATGCCTGGAGCTTCCACTCCTCGTTCGCCAACCACGCCTGGACCCGGCCTTCGATGTTGGCGAGGTCGGCCACCACCAGCTTGCGACCATTCAACGTACGGGTCGTTGCGATGATGGTGCCGCGGATGGCCGAGCTGGCGAGCTCCATGACGTTGTCGGTGATCATGTCGGCAATGCCGGCCTTGATCGCCTCGATGCCGGCGTCGATCATGGGCTGCTTGAGCGTGGGCCTGGGCAGGTTCTGCGGCTGGAACAGCCTGCCGGCCCACCGGCCCGTGCGCGCCGCGCCGTTGAACTGCAGGGTGCCACGCAGCCGGCCATCCGTGCTGACACCGTTGATGAGGGTCTGGTACTTCTTGGTGCTCGTGCTGCTGGCCTGCAGGCGGACCTCCAGCAGCTCCTTGAGCGCCTTGGGCACCTTCGGGTCGGCGAGGTACTTCTCGACCGTGCCCATCTGCAGGTCGGGCATGTCGATCCCGAACTGCTCCATGATCTGCAGACGCAGCGCCGCGCCCTGGGTGGTGCTGCGCACCACGCCACCGGTGATGTCGTGGGCCTGCTGCTTCAGATCGACCTGGGCCTTGGCCACCGCCGCGATCGCAGACCGGGCCAGATCTAGATCAATCGACACGCCCCGGTCGTTGATCTTCTGGTCCAACTGCCAGAGTGCGATCTCGGTTTCGGTGTTGTTGAGCGAAGGCATGCGCCGATGGCACTCGCGCATCGCGACGATGTCGTTGGCCGCGTAGGCCCGGAACCGCTCCCACTCCGCTGGGTGGGTCGTCGCTGTCGCGCGCCGCAAAGTCCAGTTACCCGGCAAGGGCTTGCAGAACAAGATGATCAGCTTCTTGCCGTCCTTGTCCTTGGCCTTGTCCGCCGGCAGGCCCAGGACCTCGCCAAGCAGCCCCAGGCTGGGCGGCAGGCCGTGGCTCAGGGCCTGGACCATGGTGTCGTGGATCCGGCGCGTGGGAATGTCGATGCCCATGGCGCGCCGGAGGATCGTGCGGTCGAAGTGGCTGTTGTGGATGACTACCCGGACGCGGGGATCGTCGAGCGTGGCCCGCAGTTGCGCCCAGCGATCGCTATGGTTATCGGCGGGGAATTCGAGCACCTGCGGCTCATCTTCACCCACCGCGTAGGCCAACAGCATGACCTCGGCCTTGTCGGCGTAGGCGTGGGTGCCGTGCGTGATCGGCACGGTGCAGTACGTCTCCAGGTCCAGGTAGAGATCGATCATCGCGGTGCGCGGTTGACGTAGTAGTCGTACATGTTGCTGGGCAAGTTCTTGGGTTCGTTCCAGAACACCCGGTACTTGAGCGATCGGGCGTCGTGAAACTTGTCCGGGCACGACGCCTTGAGCTTCAAAATCACTTCTTTCAGCGCGTTGTTAGTTTTGCTGTAGTCGGTGCTCTTAGTGGCCACCGCGTCCTTGAGCATTTTCTGGTAGTAGTCTGTCAACATTTTTGGGTCCTCAGATCAGTGGGGCTTCAGATGCCGCGATGGCCATGTTCTCGGCTGCCGAGAAAGGGCCACGGCGCTTGGCCGGCGTGCCGTCTTTCTTGCGACCCCATGGCGCCTCGGGATCGATCACCCTCGGAGTTTTCTTTGCTTTGGCTTCTTTGGCCTTCTTTGCTCGCAGAATTCGCGCCTTGTTGAATGCGGCCATCTCTTCGACCGTCGGGGTCGGTACGTAATCGGGTCTCTCCTTCGCGGCCTCTTCCGGCGCGTTCTTTTGGTTCGAGGTAACGATCTCCCAATCAGTGGCAAACATGTCCTCGATGGTCGGGAACCAGGGCTCCGTGCCGTCCTTACCCCGTCGGAAAAAGTAGGGCAACGTCAGCAGGCTGGTCGCGCGCTCAGGCATCTGCATGCCCACGTAGGCACTGCTGCCCCAGCTCTTCCGCCACATACACCGTTTGTTTTTGAATAGCTCAATCGCTGTACTGAAGTTCATCTCGTCTCTCCGTCTCTCCGTCTCTTGTTGAAGGTGGGGCGCCGCTGATCATCGCAAAGCGCCCCGGTGCATCAGACCAAATCTTCGCTCGACAGGTCGTCGAAATCGCTATCGTCGGCCACACCGCCACCGACAAACGACTCGCCGTCCTTGTAGAACTGGACCCCCAGCAGCGTCGCGTTGACGCGCTTGCCGTAGTTGTTGTCCTGCGTCCAGAGCTCCAGAACGGCGTTGACAAAGCAGCCGGCGTAAGGGCGACCATCCTCGGCCACCAACGGGGTCTTGTTGAGGTCGACTACGTACGGCTTCAGGGGGTTGCGGGCGCTGACGTACATCATCCCCTCGAACCCGTCGTAGTTGGACTTCAGGTCGCCCGAGTGCAGGCAGGTCTTGTCCGCCGCGCGGATGGTCTTCAGGATCGCGTCGGCCTTGGCGCCCCACTTCTCGGCGGCGACCGTGGTGATCGCGGTGTTCAGCATCGCGATCTGCGGATCCTTGGGGCTGATCAAGAAGGCCGCGCTGAAGGCCGGCTTGCCCTCACCGTTGACCGTCTTGGCCTCGAACAGTTGCGGGAACGACAGGCGGACTGCGTTGAGTTTGATTTTCATGCTTCTTCTCCTTCGGGGGTTGTGGGTGTCACGTCGTCAAAATCTGAATCGACCGCTGATGTGACCAGCGCGGGTCGTTTGTCTGTGTCGGGGGCCACCGACGGGCGGCCCTCGGCTTGGGTGATGAGCTCCTGCACCTTGGCCCACTGACGTGGACCCAGGTCGCCCCGTTTGAAAACCCACTCGATGTTGGTCGGGCTGGCCAACGAGTAGTTGTACATCTGGTCGTGCTTGAGACGCATCTTCTTGAGCGCTTCCTCGGCCACCGCCGGGTCACCCCAGGCCCGATTGCCGCGCTTGCCCTGCACGAGCTTGTAGCCCCGCACAGACTCACCGGACAGCAGGCGCCGCTCGACCTCGGCCCTGATCGCCTTGACCCACGACTCAATCAGCGGTGCGTTGGTCATCACGCGGCCCAAGTCGGCCTCGTCGGCGGTCTCGGGCACCACCGTGTCAAAGTCAGCCAGGATCTGGTCCCGGATCGCCGGGCACGTGGCCTTGGCCCGGCACCACTGGCACGCCTTGGGGCTGGGGTTCAACGTCTCGTCGTGCAGGCTGATCGCCCAGGTGGCATCCCGCACCTTGTCGGCAAACGCTTCGAGCTCGGGCACCGAGATCGTCCACTCCGACAGTGCGCCGAGGCGCGGCTGGTCGACGATCATCCGCACTTGCGTGGGTGAGTAGACATGCCCAAACTCAACGTAGGCCGCGTGCGCGTACATCATGAGCTGGGCGTTGTCCACCACGTCCACCACCACCCCACGACCGAACTTGGCGTCGATGACGATGAACTCGTCGGGCGTCAGGATGACCGCGTCTGCCGTGCCGGTGGCGCCTTCCTCGCCCGTCATGTGGTGGATCGGCAGGCGCTGCTCGACCAGCAGGATGCCCTCGGTGGCGTTGACGATCGACCGCACGTTGTTGACGTAGGTCTGCACCGACTGCGCCTGATCTGGTGTGAGGCTCTCAAAATCAGCGGCGGCGTCCAGGTTGTTGTCCAGGCACTCCGAGGCAACGAGGTGCATCATCGTGCCCTCGTCCGCCGCCTTGCTCGACCTGTCCTCCAGGCCCTCGCAGAGGATCACCGAGCCTGGGCAGGTCATCCAGCGCGCCGCACTGCTGGGCGATAGTTTTGCGTGGGTGCCGGGCATCAGAATTCGTCCTCGTCGTCGGGGTAATCGGGATCGTCGGGCAGTTCCATGTCCTCGGCTAGGAGCCACTCTTCACGTGCGCCCATTACGTTCTGCACAATCTCACAAATTTTGTGGGTGAGTTCGTAGATGTTGGGGTACGTCGACACCAGGGCGGGTAACAACGCTGCGACGTACATGTCAAACGCGCCGACTTTCTTTTCTCGTTCGGCCTGCAATTCCTCCTTGTAACCGCACATTCGATGAAACCTAGCGCGGGCCATCGTGCGTCTGAGCTTCTCCTGCAGGCTCTCAACCGTGTCCACTTTTTCAGTCATTTCTGTTCCTTTATTTGATTCGCCAGATCGGGTACATGCTGGCATGACTCAGTACAGAGGAGGCTTTCACCCACTCCCCGGTGCGTTCAATTAGGTTCGACTTGGCGAGCCCGGAGACTATTGCCCCCCAGGCGTTGGGATGCGTAGGGTCCGGTAGGTTGCAAACAGCGCAGTACTGGCGCGCGTCCTCTATGACGCACGGCCCTTTGTCCGCGATGTACTCCAAAATCATCCGCTTTGCCAACTCTTTCCATTCGGCGCTTTGGCTTGATTCCACAAGCCGCATACCGAACTCACCCAACGCTTCGCCCCGTTGCCGGTCCATCTCAAAGCCTGGGGTCAGGCCAGCTCCGCCAAAAAAGCGGCGTAGTCCTCCTTTTTGAGCTCGGGGCCCTTCTTGGCGCCAAACTTGCCCAGCGTCGCGACGACCTTGGCCCGGTCGACCTTGAACGTGTCGATGATGGCCTGGGCCACCTGGGCGTACTCGATCGCTGCCGGGGCCGCCGGTGCTTCCACCACGGCCTCACGCGGCTGCAACGCTGGCATGGTGTACGGCACTTCAGGCGCGGCCTTCTCGTCCGGGTCGATCAGGATCGTGCTGGTGTCAGCCGCCGGGGCGGTGATCGCTTGCACCACAGCGGTCACCGTGGCCGGCGCTGCCGGGCGCATGACCGCGATCAGCTCGCGGATGGCGGCGGTGTTGTCCGCCAGGGCTTGTTCTAGACTCATTAGGGCTCCTACAGAGGACAATCGAAATGTTGTCCAGCCCGGGTACTATAGCATTGTTGTGAGGCTCCGCAAGCCCCCTACAACTTTTCTCGTGTACCATCGGCTTTTTGTACAAAGGAGGTCGTCATGACTGGAATACAAGAGGCTGTCAGCGTCGCGGGCACCCAACGCAACTTGGCCGACCTGCTCGGCGTCACCCAACAGGTCGTCAGCTACTGGGTCAGGCAGGGGTACGTGCCCAGCGCCCGGGTCGTCGAGGTCGAGCAGGTCACCGGCGTGGGCCGGGACCGTCTTGTCAACCCACGGCTCGCCGACATGCTGTCGAAGGAGGTGTAGACTGGCCCCCGAACCCCGGCTAGGCGAGGCTGATCCCCTCGTCGAAAAGCATGCCCGTCTCTGCCCCGCCGGTAAGTTCACCCGACCCCTATGAGACGCGGCATGAGATTGGGACAACAATGACAACAGCACACCCGCCGATCGGCGAGGTCTACGAGCCGGCGAACATCCCCGGCGAGCTCAAGGCGATGGCGCGCTGGTCACCCTGGCGAGCGCAGTGGAACGAGAAGCGGGGCAAGTGGGACAAGATACCCGGCAACCAACGCAGCACTGCCAAGCCCGAGACGTGGCTCTCGTTCGAGGCCGCGCAGGCCGAGTTGCAGGCCAAACCCAGCGCCTTCACAGGCCTGGGGTTCGTGGTGACAGGGCTGCCCGAGTTCACGTTCATCGACATCGACAACTGTATCGACGAGGCGGGTACGTTCTCAGCCCGTGCGATCGAGATCATCGCGATGGTCGGCAGCTACACCGAGATCTCACCGAGCGGTCGGGGCCTGCGCATTGTTGCCAGGGGCGCGTCACCGACGGACTGGAACAACCACGACCTGGGGGTGGAGGTGTACGCCGGCCACGCCGCGCGCTTCTTGACGATCACCGGCGACGTCTGCAGCGACGCCTTGGGGGTCCACGAGATCACCGAGGCGACCCAAGCCAACCTGCGCAGCCGGTACGGCAAGAGCAGCGCGCCCAGGCTCACCGTTATCCCTGGGGGCGTGCCGCCGATGCCCGAGGTGTGGCCCGAGGTCGTGATGCCCGACATCGACACGCTGGACCTGCCCGCCGACACCATGGCCTTCCTGCTGGAGGGCCTGGACGACGGCGACGGCTCGGCGGCAGTGCACGCCGCCGGTGTGCGCCTGTACAGCCTGGGCCTGTCCGACCAGATGGTGCTGTCGACGCTGGTCAACAGCCACGCGATGGACGTCGCGATGCGCCACCGCGGCGACAACGAGATACGCGCGCAGCAGTACCTGTGGGTCGAGCACTGCGTCAAGGCCAAGCCCAAGGCCACCAATCGCGAAGAGATCTTGGCCATGTTCGACGACCTGGGGCCGCCCCCAGGGGAGAACCCCGAGGGAGAACCCCGGATCGGAGCGGCCCCCAAGGCCGAGCGATTTCGCATCGAGACCGCGCCCGAGTTCTTCGTTCGTCGCAAGTCGACGTGGCTCTGCAAGGGCATCGTGCCCGCAGCCACCCTGGGCGTGATCTACGGCGCCAGCGGCTCCGGCAAGACATTCGTGGCGTTCGACTTGATCGCCACCCTGACCCTCGGGCGCGACTGGCGCGGTCACCGGACCCCCAGGCCGGTCGCGCCCCTGTGGATCGCCGCCGAGGGCGTTGAGGACATGCGCAAGCGCGGCTTGGCGTACTGCCAGCACGTGGGCATCGCGCCCGAGTTGTTCAACATGCGGTTCATCGGCGAGGCCCCGAACTTCTTGGAGGAGATCGACGTCAAGGCCTTGCTCGCGCAGATCAAGCGCCAGGGCAGCGGGTTCGACGTCATCATCATCGACACCCTCGCCCAGGTCATGCCCGGGGGCAACGAGAACAGCGGCGAGGACATGGGCAAGGTCCTTGGGTACTGCAAGGCCATCAGCCGCGCTACCGGCGCCATGGTCATCCTGATCCACCACAGCGGCAAGGACGAGAGCAAGGGCGCCCGGGGCTGGTCAGGGCTGCGCGCGGCGTCGGATTTCGAGATTGAGGTGCTTCGGCTCGACAATGACCGTGTCGCCACGGTCACAAAAATGAAGGGCGGGATTGACGGGGCCGAGTATGGGTTCGAGCTCTTGACCGTTGTCGTCGGGCAGGACGCTGATGGGGACGATGAGACGACCTGCGTTGTGCAGTTCACCGATGTCGGCAGGCAGGCGGTGGTGGACCAGAAGGGCAAGCCCAAGGACATCGACCCCAAGGCTGTCTGGCAGCCGCTGGTGCTCAAAGAGGCCACGACCCTGTTGGCGACCAACGCCGGGGCCCTGACCCAGGCCGAGCTGGTGCGGGCGGTGCTGGCCCGGCGCGCGTTCGTGCCCGACCCAGACAAGCCCCTCAAGCGGGACTACCGACCCTCCAAAATCAACGGCGCGATCACCGAGCTCGTGGCCGTCGGGCGGCTGTCGGTAGACGACGGCGGAAGGGTCACTTTGCCTAATAATGAGGCAGGAATGTGGGATTGAGGAGCATGCAAATTTTTACTGTTCCAGATGTTCCAGACTGTTCCAGACGTGTTCCAGACGTGATCTAGAGCAAATGTGCATGCTCTACTTGTTCCAGATACCACCTGGAGCACCCCCTGACAGGGGTGCTCTAGGTCTGGAACATAGAGCAGGGGTACGGAACAACCCCCCGGTGAAAAAAAAGATGATGAGGGGGCTTGTGGGGTACAACGAATCGGTTGTATGATCTCTACATCAGCAACCCACCCCGAAGGACAGCACCATGAACGCAATCGCAAACACCGCCTCTAATGCCGACGAGCTCGGCTCGTTGCTCTCCCAGATCGCCGCCCTGACGGCCAAGGCCGAGGCCCTCAAGGAGTCCTTCCGCGACGCCGCTACGGCGTCGGTGGACGCGCCTAAGGCGTTCGAGGGCGAGTTCTTCAAGGCCACGGTCGTCCAGGCCGACCGCACCACGGTGGCCTACAGCAAGCTCGTGAAGGACCTGGGCGTGGCGCCTGAGGTCATCGCGAAGTACGCCACCCTGTCGGCGGTTTTCACCGTCAAGATTTCCCTCAAGTAAACCCCGGGGCCTCGGCCCCATTCCAAGGAGAGCAGCAATGTACGCATCAATCTACAAGGCCCCCAAGGGCTGGCCCGCAAAGTTTCGCGTGATCGTTCACGCAACCCCGTCGATCAACGACCAGACCGGCGAGTTCCTCGCCGGCACTCTCGGCGAGGCCCGCCGCATCTGCAAGGCCAAGGGCTTGAAGCCCTGGAATTTTTGATGTTCGACCCCGAAAGCCGTAGGCCGCAGTTCTACGACCCCGAGCCGGAGCGGTCGTTCTTTGACGCATTCGTCGGGGAGCTGGTCGCCAGCGCGCTGGTGTTCGCGGTCTTCGCGGGCATTGGCATCGCCCTGGCGTTGTCCCTGTGACTCAAAAATTCAGGGGCAACGCCCCCGCAACCGACGAATGGATGCACCTGCACTCGTTCCACCACGAGGATCTTGACTGGTTTCTTTTTTTCCGGGTCAAAGAGAATTCTGCGGGGTGGATCAGCGGCAAGCTGGTCGTCGACGGCAAGGCGCCGCGCAAGGCCAACTATTGGCTCGGGTGGCGGGATGGCCGGTTCGCCCGAACACGGGACGCGGGGTCCCTGTACATCGGCAGGCCGGAACTGTACGAGCAAGTCGAGAATTTCATCAACCAAGGAAACCGTAATGGCAACCCAAACGCCTAAAACAGCCCCAGCAGCGCGAAAACTGACCCGGGTGGTACCCAAGCCCCAGTCGGAGCCTGCGGAGGCTCCTGTGGCCTCCACGGCCACCTACCGCATGCCCGTGGACGTCGCGAACTGGATCGAGCAGGCCGAGAGCCGGCTGCGGCACTCCGCCACCGAGATTGCCCGGCTGAAGGAGGAAAACCGACAACTCAAGCACAGCCACCGGCTCATGGAGCAGCGTGTATTGGGGCGCAGCGATGAGTGACGACACCGACGCGCTAGACGCCGCTCGGTTCCGCTACCTGAGCCAGCGCGTGGTCGCCGTGCAGTACGGTGACCGGGTCGGCATGGCAGTCGACACTCGGGACCTGGAGGACGTTGAGTTCGCGGAGACGCCGACGTTCCGGGAGCTGGTCGACGCGATGATGACCAACTCTGTCAAGCAAACAACTAGGGGGCATTGAGCCATGAACGAACATCAACAAGCATCGTCCCAAAGAGATATTCTTAACTTGCGCTCGCCTTATTTTGTAGTGTTTGAAACTCGTCAACGCGACGCAATCGGTAGATTTAACCAAACCGGGATATCCGTCACCGCCGAATCTGACGATGATGCGATTAATCAAGCGCTTAAACATTTCCACTCTATTGGGGTTGAAACGCGGGCTCCCGTTAGCGTTTATAAATATGAGGAAAACTGCAATGATTGAACTTACACCAGACGAACACAAGATACTAGTTGATGCTATTCAGGATTCTGCCACTGTTGTACATAAAGGACGAAAAGATATGACTGAAATAGAACGCAACCTAGACCTTCTGCTAGGCGACGCCCTAACGGAAAACGAGCGCCTCAAACGCGCCCTCAAGTACCAAGATGACCGAGAAGGGCACATTGGTACGCACGGCCCCGACTGCTGGAGCTACGGCCCCAGGCACTACGAGTGCGCGTTGCGGCGCATCAAGGAGCTGGAGAAGTGACGGTCCCAGCAAGGCCTGCCTACGGAAGAGACCCAGCACGAAAAAAAGTTGAAGAAAAGTCCCCAGTAGGCTGTAACTGCAGGTTAGAATCTCTACATCAGCAACGCAACGGAGAGACGACATGGCGCATGTTCAGCAAGACAACGAGGTAGACGGCCTCGACGAGATGTTCCGCATCTCGGACGACATCAACATTTTCAGCCGGGATTGCCGGCGCGCAATCCAACACGCCAGGGATGTCCTGGACGATTTCCTGGCGGAAGCCTGGGAGTTCGAGGACGAGATCGCCAGCGAAGACCTCAAGGTCGCGCGTTTCGACGAGATCGCCGAGGCCATCGCTCAGGTGACGGGCCTGGAGGTGTATCTGGTCGGAGACTGCCTGACCGTGATCGCCGGCGCTGCCCTGCCGAACGACGAGTACCACGACGACATCCACGACCTGTTGGTCCGCTACTTCCTGGAGGATTGAACCATGAACCGCAAAGTAGAGCACTGGGATGACGAGCGCAACATTGGCAACGGCATTCTCGTGACGCTGAAGCCGGGTTGGCGTTGGGGTAGCGACCCACAATCGCCAACGCATGTCGAGGGGTTCGACACGCCGCAAGAAGCAAAAACCAAACTGCGCACGGTTATGTTGTGCGCGTGCAAGGAGTGTAAACAATGACCACATCGACTCACACCGAGAACGAGATCTCCGCCTACGTGGCGGGCAACACCCTGGCAACGGGCCTGCACGCCGCCCTGGCGGACCAGGAGGCCGAGCTCGACCGCATGCGCTACCTGCTCAAGGAGGCGGTGGACACGCTGCGCTACATCAGCGCCCACCGCAAGCACGCGGAGACGCTGGAAGGCCTTGCGGAGACGCTCGAAGGCGTCGCTGACGTCTGGTTGCACGACTACGCGGTCGAGGCCGACAACCTGACCGGGGCGTAAAAATAGTTGAAAAAAAAGCCCCACGGGGCTCAAACTTGTAGTTAGAATCTCTACATCAGCAACGGAGATCGACATGAACTACCAAATTTTTGCCAGCAGCACAAAACGCAACGACCGGCACAACATTGCCGTGATTGCGGCCTCCAGCCCAGAGGCTGCAATTGCGCATTGCGCGATCTTGTGGGGCTACGACAACGCGCAAGAATATTTGGACGACCATGCCGCCGATGTGAAAATTTTTGCCGAAATTACTGACGCCACCGCTCGGCATTTTGCCTAATTGGCGTCCAACAGGAAGATCGACATGGCCCAGCTTTTCACCCGCGCAGGAACCCCCCGCACCGCCAACTGCACTGGCGGCTACAGCTACACGTCGAAGTGCACCCGCTGCGGTGGCGCTGGTGGCCGTCGCGAGTGGAACCACACCGGCTACTTCTGCTTCTTGTGCGGCGGCTCTGGCGTCGGCAAGGTCAAGGTGGACAAGCTGTACACCGCCGAACAGAACGCCAAGCTCGACGCTGCGGCGGTCAAGCGCGCCGAGGCGTCGACCGCCAAGACCAACGCCATCTACGCTGCCCGCGAGGCCGAGCTGATCGCCCAGCGCGCGGCTTTTGTGGCCGATAACGCCGAGTTCGTCGCCAAGCTGCAGGGCCTGGACGGCGACTTCTGGGTCGGTTTCCGTGAGTCCTTCCTGTCCCGCGCTAAGGCCCCTACAGAGCGCCAGATCGCCCTGGTCGACGCCGAGGTCGCCAAGCGTGCCAAGGCCCCCAGCGCGCACGTCGGCGCGGTCGGTGACAAGGTCACCCTGACCCTGACCTGCGAGCGCGAGGTCCGTCTGGAGTCCCAGTTCGGCGTGAGCTGGATGAGCATCTGCCGCGACGCAGCCGGCAACGTGGTCATCTACAAGGGCAACGCCGACTTCCTGGGCCTGAACGAGACCGGCGAGGTCAAGGCCACCATCAAAGACCACGCGGTCTACAACGGCGTGGCGCAGACCATGATCATGCGCCCCAAGGTCACGCAGGCAGCGTAAAAAATTTACCTGGAGCCTCAAACTCCAGGTTACAATATCTACTTCAGCAACCCACCCCAAGGATCCGACATGAACTACTTTCACCTCAACAGCCGCCTCGAAGTCACCGCCATCCAGGGCAACCTGCCCCCAGAAAACCGTGGCGTGGGCACGCGCTGGTTCTCCATCGGTGATGGCGGCTGGGCTAACAGGAATGACTTCGACACGCTGATGTTCGCGCAGGTCGTGGCCGATGCCGCGTCGGTGTTCAGCGGCGAGGCATACGTCGCCACCGATGCCGGCGACCAGTGCAGCCCGCGCTACGACGTCATCCGCGCCCCGGCGATCGGCGACGAGGTTAGCTACGGGTCAAACGGCGACTGCTACCCCTGCGGCACGGTCGTCAAGGTCAGCAAGTCGCTCAAGCGCGTCGAGACCAGCGAGGGCAAGGTGTTCAACCGCAGCAAGAACACGGGCCGCTGGCTCCAGCACGGCTGGGCGCTGGTGAACGGCCACCACTACGAGCAGAACCCGCACTTCTGACGCGGACACCCGGAGCCTCAAACTCCGGGTTACAATATCAACTTCAGCAACGAGGAGAGACGACATGACACAAGCCGAGTTCAACGCCCTGGTCAGCCGGGACATCAAGGCCCGCGTGGCCGCTGCCCAGGCCCGCTACGAGGCCGAGCTGGCCGACGAGGAGTACTTCGAGGCCGGCATGACACCCGGCGAGCAGGCGTACTGGGACGCAGTCGAGGGGGCGGCAGAATGAGCACCGTCACCTACGCCACCCTGCGCGCCGCCTACAGCGGGCGCACGACCCGCTTGAAGATCCAGGTCGAAGAGAAGGGCTACGCCTGGGTCAGCTACAAGAACTTCAGGGCGGCGCAGAAGCGCATCGGCGGCGGCCAAGTCTGGTCGGACATCACGTTCGTGACGTACGACAATTACGGCCCCCGGCACATGATCGAGGGGGCAACGCAATGATTTACATCGCAAACGCATTCAGCCTGGGCATGGTAGCCCAAGCTGATCTCCACAGGGTGCGGTTCGCACCCTGCCAACGTCCCGAGCGTACCTTGGCTGCTGGGCGCTACACCAGCGCCGTCGGTCACGCCGACACCGCCGCCCTGTTGGGCGTATCGATGAACCGCATTTCGGTGCGGTTGAACGTGGGCGACTGGATGTACGTTGCCCAGTTGCAGGGGCCGCGCCTGCCCGAGGGCACTACCGTACTGCCCGAGGGCAGTTCTTTCGAATGGGTCAGCGTCTCGCTGGCCGCCGATGGAGAGACAGCATGATGACCCGGTGGCAGATTGAGGAGGAGAGGGACAAACGCGCTCAAGAAGAGTGGCGCGCTCGTCAAGAGCGGTTGGCAACGCCAGCAAGCAAGCCATCGTCAACCAAAGTTGACGAACGGTACGAGTCCACCCTCTCGGTGGATTTCGAAGACGACGGCGATGGCGATCGGGATATTGGGTAACCATGACTGACGCTAAACGCATCGCCAGACTTGAGGCCCAGGTCGAGGCGCTGCGCGCCCGTCTGGAGGCCCGCACGACTCAGCTCACGCTCGTGTTGCTGCAGATCATGGACCTCAAGGCCGAGCTCGCGCTCGTCAAATCGCTGGAAGACTGGACTGAAGAATTTGCAGCCACGCAGCCTGCTGGGGTAGACTCGCGCGCATGGCTACACGAGGACGCCCAAAGGGCATAAGCAATTTCCCCAACAAGGCCGAGCTCAAGCTCGATGTTGCGGCGTGGATTGCGTCTAGCAAACCGCTGGCGCAATGGTGCGCATTGCCGGGTCACCCAAACCCCGTGACAATCGGCGAATGGCAGCGCGAAGACCCAGATTTCGCCGTAGCGTACGCGCGCGCGCGGGATGCCGGATACGAGATCATCGCGCAGGATTGCATGAACCTGATCGACACCGAGCCATTGGCGGTGCACGACGATCTGGGCAATAAACGCTACGACCCGGGCAGTATCTCGTGGCGCAAGAATCAGACTGACGTCCGCCTGCGCCTGCTGGCCTGCTGGGATCCCAAGAAGTACGGCTCGCGCCAGAACGTCACGGTGGACGACTCGAAGGTCGAGCACACGGTGAGCTTCGACATATTCGGCGAGCTGCTCAAAAACATGGCGCTCAAGCGCCAATCCGAGGAATAACGCATGGACCCCCAACACCTGATCGACATCGGCCTGGGGGTCACCTCCGCGGTCACCGGATGGTTTGCCCGCGAGCTCTGGTCGGCGGTGAAAGAGCTCAAGGCCGACCTAGCCAAGCTGCGCGAGGACCTGCCGCGGACCTACGTGGCCCGGGACGACTATCGGGCTGACATGCGCGACATCAAAGAGATGCTGGGCAAGATCTTTGACCGGCTTGACGGCAAGGCCGACAAATGACGCTCACCGAACAACTCCGGCGCGACGAGGGGGCGGTAGGCCATGCGTATCACGACAGTTTTGGGTTCCTTACTATCGGGGTTGGGCGTCTCATTGATGCTCGGCGTGGTGGGGGTCTTAGTCCTGCTGAAATTGATTTTCTCCTTGCCAATGATATTGCTGAGAAAACTGCTCAGGTTTTAGAAGCCCTGCCGTGGGCGGCAAGGCTCTCAGAGCCTCGCCTAGCTGTCTTGATTAACATGGCGTTCCAAATGGGCGTCAGCGGCCTGCTCCAGTTCAAACGCACGTTGGGGTCTATTGAAGACGGCCAGTACGGCGAGGCGGCGGTGGAGATGCTTGATAGCCTTTGGGCGCAACAGACGCCGGAGCGTGCGAAGCGTCTGTCCAAGCAGATGGAGTCCGACAAGTGGCAATAGACCCGCTCACCGCCGGCATCGAGCTCGCCACGACGGCGATCAACAAGATCTGGCCCGACAAGAGCGCAGCCGAGGCGGCGCAGCTCGCCGCGGCGGTGGCGATCGTCCAAGGCCAGCTCGACACCAACCGCGCCGAGGCGGCCAGCCCGAGCGCGTTCACCAGCGGCTGGCGCCCGGCGATCGGCTGGGTCTGCGCGGCGGCGCTGGCCTGCCAGTACATCGCGCGGCCCCTGCTGCAGTGGGCCGGCATCGTGACCGGGCACGCATGGCCGGCGCTCCCCGGCATCGACAACAACCTTTGGGAGCTCATGCTCGGCATGCTCGGCCTGGGCGGCTTGCGCTCGCTGGAAAAAATTAAGGGCGCCGCGTAATGCTGGAGCTGCTCGAAGACCCGGCGGTCCTCAAGCAGTACTCGCAGCTACCCGCGGCGCAGCGGGCAGCGTTTGACTGGCGCGCGCGCTGGTTGATGAAGGCGCACAAGCACCAGATCGAGCCGCCGGGCGACTGGTGGAGCATCTGGCTGATGTGCGCCGGGCGCGGCGCCGGCAAGACCCGGGCAGCCGCCGAGACCCTGGGCTGGTGGGCCTGGGAGCAGCCGAACACCCGCTGGCTGGTGTCGGCGCCCACCAGCTCCGACCTGCGCAGCACGTGCTACGAGGGCGACAGCGGCCTGCTGGCGGTCATCCCGCCGGTGCTGGTGGCCAAGTACAACTCGACGCTGCACGAGCTCACGCTGACCAACGGCGCGCTGATCAAGGGCATACCGGCGTCGGAGCCCGAGCGGTTCCGCGGCCCGCAGTTCCACGGCGGCTGGCTCGACGAGCTCGCGGCCTGGGAGTACCTGCAGGAGAGCTGGGACATGATCCAGTTCGGCATCCGCCTGGGCACCCACACCAAGTTGATCGCGTCGACCACGCCCAAGCCCAAGGACGTGGTGATGGCGCTGATCGACCGCGACGGCGACGACGTGGCGGTCACCCGCGCCAGCACGTACGCCAACATCAAGAACCTCGCGCCATCGTTCCAGAAGCAGATCCTGCAGTACGAGGGCACGAAGCTGGGCCGCCAGGAGATCCACGCCGAGATCATCGACCCGGAGGAAGGCGGCATCGTCAAGCGGGACTGGTTCAAGCTCTGGCCGGCGTCCAAGCCCCTGCCCAAGTTCGAGTTCGTGCTGCAGAGCCTGGACTGCGCGACGAGCGAGAAGACCATCAACGACCCGACGGCGCACATCACGATCGGAATCTTCAAGCCCGAAGACGGCGGCATGTGCGCGCTGGTGGTCGACTGCTGGCAGGAGCACCTGCAGTACCCGGACCTGCGCCCCAAGGTGCTCGACGAATACGAGACGGTGTACGGCGAGGGCAAGAACAAGAAGCGCGTCGACCTGCTGCTGGTGGAGGACAAGAGCGCCGGCATCAGCCTGATCCAGGACCTGCAGCGCGCTGGCGTGCCAGTGCAGGCCTACAATCCGGGCCGGGCCGACAAGATCCAGCGCCTGTCGATCGTGTCCAACATCATTAAGGCCGGGCGTGTCTGGGTGCCCGAGAGCAGCAACAAGCGCGGGTTCGTGCGTGACTGGGCCGAGGGCATGATCAGCCAGATCTGCTCGTTCCCCGAGGGCACGGCGCACGACGACTTCGTGGACGCGATGAGCCAGGGCCTGCGCTACCTGCGCGACGCCGGCTGGCTGACGATCGACTACCCCAAGGAGTGGCTGGACGAGGACGACTACGCGGACGCCGACAAGACGAGCAACAAGCGACGGGGCAACCCGTACGACCAGTAGGGACGCACCACCATGGCTAAAGCACCCAGCACCGAGCAGATGAGCGCCGAGCTGCGCGAGAAGGGCCGGCAGGCGTTCCTGGAGCCCAGCGAGGTCAAGCAGCGCATGTACCACGGCACTGCGCGCGACATCAGTCAGTTCAAACCCAAGCAAGCCGGCGCGTCGTTCGTGACGCCCAACCCCAAGTTCGCGCACGACTTCGCCGACCTGAGCGAATCCTGGATGAAGCGCAACGCCGGCACGATCCTGACCGGTGAGCAGATCGAGCGGGCAAAAGACTTGACCGCAAAAGAATTGTCCACGAATAAGACGCGGCGGAATATGCGAGCCTTTGAGCGCGAAATAGCACTGATCGGTTCACCCCAGGCGCTCCCGAACACGCAGACAATCTACGCGAACAAACTGGCCGAGCAACTGCCCAGCGCGCAGAACATCATGCCGGTGCACGTGCAGGCCAAGAAGCCGTTCGACTACGAGAACCCCAAGCACGTCCACGCGGTGCGTACGATGCTGCACAAGCTGGGGCACACCCAGCACATAGACGACTTCGACACGGCGATGAGCGGTGATTACGCTCACGGAGCAAACTGGCAAACGATCGAGTCCAAGCCGGTCCAACAAGCCATCCGCGCCCTGGGCCACGACTCGTTCTGGGTCAAAGAAGGCGGCGTCAAGAATCTGGGCGTGTACAACCCGGGCGCAATCAAGTCCGCGGTCGGCAACCGTGGTACGTACGACACCGAGGACTACGACATCAACAAGGCCCAAGGAGGCGCTGTGGCACCCGTCAAACTCAAAGAAGGCAAGCAGCCCCCGTACCAGGACCCCAAAACCAGCAAGATTGACGAATGGATCTGGCACCCGATGGAGCGCATCCGCCAGGAGCTGTCAGCTCGGCGCGAGCTGCCCGAGCACGTCGGACCTTACGCCGACTACATGCGCGAGATGAACGCCAAGGCGCAATCCGGGGAGCTGACGCCGCGCGATTTTGTCAAGGCGTACACGATCACGCAGAGCAGCATTGGGCGCGGCGGGCTGTCGCACGCAACGGCTACCAAGCGCGGCATGAAGCTGCCCAACACGGGCGGCGAGGTGCGGCCTGAAGGTGCGTTCGCCGAGTGGTTGGGCTCACCCATGGGGCAGAAGTACCTGGAAGCGTCGATGCGCGGCGAGGACCACCCGGAAGCCCTAGCGGACCTGCGCGAAAAGTTCGCACCGTTCGGCAAGCAGAACGCCCAGGTGGAGGCCATGCAGTACGCGACGCAGAACGCTCCGTCGTTGAGCGAGAGGTTGAACAAGGCGATCACCGGCTCAAAGGCAGACTACCGCAAGTTCGCTGGCGGCATCAAGGGCATCGCTAGTGCCAAGTCCGGTTTCATCGGCTCGCTGCTGGGCCGTGGTGACCTGCCCACGCTGGACGCCCGCCAGCTCAACTTGCACTCGCTGTCGCACCCGACCAAGACGCCCGAGGGCATGATGTCGCGCGGTAAGGGCCTGGGCGGCCAGGAGGCGGTGGACCGGCTGATCGCGCGCCAGGAAGCCCTGGGGTACAACATCCCCAACGAGCTCAAGCCCTACGAGCAGCACCTGATCCACCACGACGTGTGGGACCAGCGCGGCGGCACGCAGACCACGCACAAGGACTTGACCAAGGCCATGCTCGGGTACGGCGATGGCGGTAGCGTTGAGAAGATGCGGCAAGCCCTGATGGTCAAGCATTTTGCTAAAGGCGGCTCGGAAAAAAAATGGCCAGCCAACTTACCCCCGGCTCCGGCACCGTCAAACCAGGAAATGAACGCCATTGTGGATCGCATCGCAAGGCAGCAATTGGGTGAGCATGTCACCGAGCCGGGCAAAACAGAAAATTTGGCGGGCCGATCAATTCGAGAAGCCAAGCGGGTTAAGCAGACCCAATACACAACTACACCAACCCAAGCAGTTCGACCCACCCCGATCTACACAGGGCAAAAAGGCGATGTAAATGTAGTATTGCCCGGTGATCAGACTATATCGGACCAGCGACTGGTGGAAGTAAACGGCCTACCCATTGGCTCAAACCAAGAAGGCGGGTCCCGTTATGGAGAAGGCAAGCTACATTTGCCAGAAAATGAACGGCCCTTCTGGGCGTCTGGCATAGCCCCTGCGCAAGGGTTTCAGAACCGCGTGACTGAGTTGGCTCAGATCACCGGGCAAGACCCCCGTGTCATTGCGCACCATCTGGCGATGGGTCACGCCGGTAACAACTTCGCTTTACATTTTGCGGATGCTAATCTAAAAGCGGTAAACAACTCAAAAATAAAACCTGAAAATCATCAGACTTTTAACGCAATAATGAAACAAGGTTTTGCGGATAGAGACAGGCAAGGCAACCCAATACAAGTTACGTTTCCAAAATGGCCCGGGGTGGAAAACCCAAATGAAGCGTATGAGGCAATGCGGGCAGACCCGGAAATGCGCAAGTTTTTTAACAAGACCATGAAATTAGGTAATGTTACTAAAGCCTTGGGTTTTCCAAACGGTTCGGATATAGAGTATGCAATCTCCGAACCCGAGCTCCGCAATATGGAAATCAATATGACGGGCCACGCGGTGGGGCAAATGAGGCCCGGCGCAAAGTTAGTCCCAGGCGCTGAACACAACACCTACAGCCACAAAATTCTTGGCACATCCTTGGGCCGAGCACCAGAGTTGGCGCCTATGGAGCTGGCATTCATGGACGCCACGCATTACATCAAACCTAAGTTATCAAGCCCAGGGGCGTACACCCGGACCATGTCGTTGTCAGCTCCGCATCAGGTGGTCGATGATCGGTACTTGAACATCATGAACGATTACTACACCAAGTTGCGCGCGGTCAGGGGTTACGCCAAGGGTGGCAACGTCTCGATGGACGAGATGCTGGCGCACACCACGTTGGCCAAGAAGGGCCCCAACGTCAGGAACATCGGCGCGGACGAGGCGCCGGACATGAAGGTCAAGCAGTACATCCCGCCGGGCCCGGGGGACGGCATCGGCCTGCCCTCTGGTGGCGTTGACTTCCAGCCCGAGATGCCGGGGCAACAGCTCTCGCAGGCGGTGCCCGCTGGCCCTGGTGGCCCTACCATGCCAGGGATGCCGGGAATGCCCCCAGGAGGCCCTGGGATGCCCCCAGGCGGCCCTGGCCCGGGCATGCCGGGTATGCCACCGCCGCTGCCCAGGAACCAGCCAGGGATGCCCACGGGCAAGCCTGCCGGCCTGGAGCCGCCGAACATCCCGCCGCCCAAGCAGAAGCCTACCGGCAGCAACATCCTGACGATGACGCCGCAGGGTCAGGCGCTGGCAGCACTCGGGCCGATGCGCAAGATGGCCGATGGTGGATCTGTTGAACAGATGAAGCGTGAACTGGCTAAAAAAAAAGATCAACCGATCGTAGCCTCGCGCGCTTTCCAAGAAGCTCCTGAGCCCACAAAGACAACCAAGGCGTATAAGCTGTTCCGCACGCACCCCAAGCACCCGGGCAAGCTGTTTCCGCTGTTCGTGGACGCAAACGAGCCCATCGAGCAGGGCAAGTGGCTTGCAGCCCAGGCCGGCGAGATGGCGGGTGAGAAGGTCAAGTCTAAGATCGGCCCGCTGGCGTATCGCCCAGGCTGGCACGCTGGGGACCTACCGATCGCCACGCACATCGGCGGCAAGTCCACGCCAGGGCTGAAGAAACCGGATGTACGGCCTGACAACCACGTCTGGGCCGAGGTGGAGATGCCCAACGATGTCGACTGGCACTCGGAGGCGCAACGCCGCGGCACCAACGACAAGGGCCGCGTCGTGCCGGTGAAGGCGCACATCACCGACCAAGTGCCCACAGGCGGGCACTACCGGTACAAGACCAATCCCAACATGACCGGCAACTGGCTGATCGGCGGATCGATGAAAGTCAATCGTGTGCTGCCCGACGAGGAAGTTGCCGCAATCAATAAGGCAGCCGGCGTGGCCGACCTGCCCCGGCAACGACCGCAGGATCTAGGCAAACTCGGATTCGGTGTTGTCAAAAAAGCGGAGGGTGGCGGTGTTGGGCATATGGCCGGGGGCAGCCTGCGCGATAAGATTCTGCAAGACGCCGGGGTGTATGGGGCTCGAAGATTTGAACGCGCATCGGATGAGATACCAAATCTACAGCGGATGTACTCCCCCGAGGCTTTGCATTCCGCATTTACTGGGGATAATGCAAAAGCTGTTATGACTATGGACCCGGCGCATTTTGAAAACTATGCAGCGCCCATAATAGAATCTCTAACGGGACACAAAGATCCAACAGTAATAAAGCATCTTGGTGAAAAGTTTGCAGTACCTACGTCAGAACATATAAAACATCTTGCAACCATTTTGCGTAAAGGTGGTTTTGACGATGTTCCATTTCTAGGGCTAGACAAAGAAGAAGTTGGTTTGCCGTTGATGCCTTTTATAAAAGGGCATGAAGGACGGCATCGCAGCAGAGCCTTGACGCAAACAGGCGTTACAAAAAATTTGGTAAGACTTTTGCCCCGGGCAGAGTTGAGAGAGCCATTGCCTCGCCGATCACAAGAAGAGTACATCGCAGCCCTCAAAGCAGAGCTGGACAAGAACGGACTGGTTCGGCCAGAACCTGCGGGGATGCGGCAGGAGCGCAGGGAGCCTGTTCGATTGCCCGACATCTACCGGGGTGGTGGCGGAGTTACACTCCCGCCATCGACCGAGCAAATGCGGCAGGCCCTGAGTGCACGACGCTCAAACTCGAAGGCATAGTATGAACAGAGATACCCGCGACGAAGACCTAGACGAGAATGACGACGGGTCGGTGGACGTAGACCTGCCGGACGAAACCGCGGACATACTGGAGATGCCCGACGGCTCGGCTGTTGTCGCCATGGAGACAGTCGGCCCCGAGGAGTCGCGCGACTTCTACGCCAACATGGCCGAGACGATGGAGACCTACGAGCTCGACCGTATCGCCATGCGCTACATTGACTTGCTGGAGAAGGACAAGAATGCGCGTGAGGACCGGGACAAGCAGTACGAGGAGGGAATTCGGCGTACTGGCCTGGGCAAGGACGCACCCGGTGGTGCCAACTTCATGGGCGCCAGCCGCGCGGTTCACCCGATCATGGCCGAGGGCTGCGTGGACTTTGCATCACGCGCTATCAAAGAGATGTTTCCGCCTGACGGTCCTGTCAGAACCAAGATCATCGGCGAGGTTGATGACCTGAAGCAGCAGCGCGCCGAGCGCAAGCGTGACTTCCTGAACTGGCAGATCACCGAGCAGATCGAGGAGTTCCGGGACGAGCAGGAGCAGATGCTCACCCAGCTCCCGCTGGGCGGCTCGCAGTACATCAAGGTCTGGTACGACGAGCAGCAGAAACGCCCGATGATCGAGTTCCTGCCGATCGACCGGGTCATCCTGCCGTTTGCGGCGTCCAACTTTTACACGGCGCAGCGCGCTGCCGAGGTCCACGAGATCACCGAGTGGGAGTACAAGCGGCGCGTCAGCACCGGCATGTACATCGACGGGTTCTCGTTCACGTCGTCCATCGAGCCCGAGCAGACCAAAGCGCAGAAGGCCAACGACAAGATCGAGGGCAAGGCGTTCCAGGACAACGAGGACGGCCTGCGCAAGGTCTTCCACATCTACACCTACCTCGAATTCGACGACGACAAGCACAGCGAAGGTGAGATGGCTCCGTACATCATGATGGTGGACGAGCAGTCCAGCAAGGTGATCGGCCTGTACCGTAACTGGGAGGACGGCGACAACACGATGACCAAGCTCGACTGGATCGTCGAGTTCAAGTTCATCCCCTGGCGTGGTGCATTTGCGATCGGCCTGCCCCACCTGATCGGCGGGCTGTCGGCGGCGCTCACCGGCGCCCTGCGCGCGCTGCTCGACTCGGCGCACATCAACAACGCCGCGACGATGCTCAAGCTCAAGGGCGCCAAGCTCTCGGGCCAGACCCAGCAGGTCGAGGTCACCCAGGTCGCCGAGATTGAGGGCGGGCCGGGCGTTGACGACATCCGCAAGATCGCGATGCCGATGCCGTTCAACCCGCCGTCACCGGTGTTGTTTGAGCTCCTGGGCTGGCTGAGTACCGCCGCCAAGGGGGTGGTGACCACCAGCGAAGAAAAGATCGCCGACGTCACATCCAACGCGCCGGTGGGCACCACCCAGGCGCTGATCGAGCAGGGCGCGGCTGTCTACTCGGCCATCCACGCCCGGTTGCACAAGTCGCAGGAGCGGCTGATCAAGATCCTGTGCCGGCTGAACCGGTGGCACTTCGACGAGATGCGCAAGGGCGACATCGTCGAGGACATGAACATCCAGCGCGACGACTTCAACCGCAACACCGACGTCATCCCCGTCAGCGACCCGCACATCTTCAGCGAGACGCAGCGCATGGCGCAGATGCAGTCGGTGCTGCAGCGGTCGGACAAGAACCCGGACCTGTACGACGCGAAGGCGGTGGAAGAGCGGTTCCTCAAGCAGCTCAAGATTCCCAACGTCAGCGAGCTCTTGCGCGACGTGCCGGCACCGGAGCAGCGCACCCTGGCGGATGAGAACGCGGCCATGTCGATCGGCCAGCCGGCGTACGCCTACCTGCAGCAGGACCACATCGCCCACATCCAGGGCCACCTGATGTTCGGCCTGGACCCGTCGTTCGGCTCAAACCCGTTCATCGCGCCGCAGTTCACACACAACGCGATCGAGCACATCAAGCAGCACATGACGCTCTGGTACCTGAACCGCATGAACGGCTACGTGTCAAACCTGCGCGGCGGCAGGCCGGTGTCGAACTACGACAACCCCAAGCTGACCGCAATCATCGACCAGCTCTACGCGAGCGTCGGGCAGCACGTCGCGCTCGACAGCGAGCAGGTGTTCTCGCAGATCCTGCCGCAGATCCAGCAGCTCCAGCAGATCGCCCAGCAGTACGCCCCCGCGGCGGTCCTGCCGCCCGACGCTCAGGTGGTCAAAGACACCTCGATGGCCGAGACCAAGCGCAAGGAGGCCAAGGACCAGCAGGACATGCAGCTCGCCCAGGCCAAGCTGCAGTTGGACATGCAGCGCGAGCAGGCCGACACGCAGAACAAGGGCCAGCTTGAGCAGGCCAAGGCCCAGGCCGACGTCCAGCGTGTCCAGGCCCAGATGCAGATCGACATGCAACGCGAGCAGGCCAAAGCCCAGGCCGACATGCAACGCGAGATGGCGCAGATCCAGGCCGATATGCAGCGCGAGCAGTTGCGCAGCGATACCCAGATCAAGATTGCCGAGATGAATCGCGAGGCGCAAATAGCAATTGAGAACGCTAAGATACTGCACCAAACCGTAGTAGCAACCCAACCCCAAGGAGTACCTGATGGCAACGTCTGATCAAGAGCAGCAGAGCATTCTTGTGCCCCAGCACAAGCGTTTGGCGCAGGGCGCCAAGATTGACGGCACAAGCATGCCGGCAAAGGGCAGCAACACGCCCGCCAAACCCACCGGTGGCCTGAGCCACTTGAAGAAACAGAAGTGATTGGCGCGTTGATCCACGTGATCAAGGAGCGGCAGGCGGCCCTTCGCCTGTCGCTTGCGCAGGGCCGTGCTCCTAATTTTGAGACCTACCAGCGCCTTGTCGGTGAATACCAGGGCCTGCAGTGGACGTTGGATGCGATTGACGCAAAACTCGCGGAGCAAGACGAATAAGGCCATCTGGCCCCAAGTGCGCTGAAATATGCGCTGTCAAAACGCACTGAAATATGTGCTTTGTGTGGAGTTTGTGTGGAAAACGTACCAAAAATTCACCTTATCGAGGGTATTTCGAGGCCATCTGACGAGTCCGAGCTTGCTTGGTCTTTCCCAGACGTCGATCCGGGCCTTGCTCCGCTCGGCGGGCGCATTCTGGTGCAGCTTAGGCGCACCAAGAAGCAAAAAGGTCGCATTATTCTGGTCGAAGAGACCCGCGAGACCGAGAAATGGAACGGTCAGATCGCCAAAGTGGTCGCCATCGGCCCGTTGGCGTTCAAAAACCGCGACACCATGGCCCCCTGGCCTGAAGGTAGCTGGACATCGGTCGGTGACTACATCCGCGTGCCCAAATGGGGCGGCGATCGGTGGGAACGCCCCGCGCCAGACGACGATCGCCACGAGGACCCGGTGCTGTTCATGGTGTTGAATGACCATGAGATCATCAGCAAGGTCACCTGCGACCCGTTGAGCTTCAAAGCCTTTGTTTGAGGGGTAAATCATGGCTGAAAAAGACAAAACTGAAGAGGTGATGCACATCGAGGAGGACAAGGACGGTACCGCGACCGTTGAGATCCCTGATGGTGTTGAATTTGCGCAAGGCGGTGAGGTCGATGAGCCCCGCCAAGCCGATGATGGTGACGTCGACCACCCGGACGACAGCGAGGCCGTCAGGGCCGCGCGCAGGGCACGCCGGCGCTCCAAGAAGGACTTGATCCGCAAGACGAACGAGGAGAAAGACGTCCGCCTCGGGATGCTGCAGCGGCAAAACGAAGAGCTGATGAACCGGCTCTCGAATGTTGAGCGCAGGACCCAGCAGCACGACCTGGGCCGCCTCGACAAGGCGATCGAGGACCAGGGCGTGCGGCTTGAGTACGCGAAGATGAAGTTGTCGGAAGCCACGGCTAACGGCAACGGAGACGACGCGGTGCAGGCGCAGGAGCTGCTCTACGAGGCCCGCAAACAGCTCGACGAGCTCACCGCGGTGAAGCGGCAGGCCAACCAGCCCCAGGCCCCCCAGCAGCGCCCTATCGACCCCGGGGTACAGCGCCACGCGGCCAAGTGGATTGACCGCAACGAGTGGTACAAGCCCGACCTATCGGATACCGACAGCAAGGTCGCAAAACAGGTCGACGAGGCTTTGGTGGCCGATGGTTGGAATCCCGGGACAGCCGAATATTGGGACGAGTTGGACAGCCGCTTGCAAAAGTATCTCCCACACCGTTACAATCGGGCCGACAGGGGTGAGAACAGGTCACCCCGGAATGTCGTGGGAAGTTCAGGACGCGAGGCATCAGCCGCTTTTGGGGGCACGAACCGCACCTTCACGCTATCCGCCGAACAGGTGCGAGCGATGAAGGACGCGGGGATGTGGGAAGACCCCATAAAGCGCCAGAAGATGGTCAAGCGTTATGCAGCCGAATCACGAAACAACCGGGGATATTGAAATGGAATCACGTCTTAAAAAATCTCTGAATGCTGGTGGGCGCGAAACTCGTGCGAACGAGGACGCAAGCCGCGCAGCACCAGAAGAGAAGTTTGCTTCTACGCAGGAACGTCGCAAGATGTGGAGCGAGGAGTGGACGCAATCAGCACTGCCCAGACTGCCAGAACTGTCAGGTTGGCACCTTTGCTGGCTTTCAACCACCAACAGCTACGACTCCATCGACAAGAGAATCCGCCTCGGGTACGTTCCAGTTAAGTCTGAAGAGTTTCCCGGGTACGAAGACTACCGCGTCAAGGCAGGCGAGCACGTTGGGTACATCTCATGCAACGAGATGCTGCTGTTTAAGTTGCCGATGGATGTTTTCCAAGAAGTGATGACGGTCATGCACCATGAGCGTCCTCAAGAGGAAGCGGACAAAATCCGACTTCAGATGGAGAACCTGCAGAACGCACGCGACAGCAACGGTCGAGCTCTGATGTCGCCGGTTGAGGGTGACGGAAACAACCCTGACAGGCAATCAAATCGCACGCCGGTGTTTGCCGGCTAACAAGGAGTACGAATATGTCAGCGACATCAGCTCCGTTCGGCTTTCGCCCCGCTTTCCACCCGACAGGGTTGGACCGAGCTACGGCGCTGGCAAACGGTATCGCCAGTGGCTACGCCACGGGCATCCTCAAGGGCCAACCAGTTGCTTTTGACACCAACGGCAACATCATCATTGCCACGGCAGGCTCCGCTTTCATTGGCGTGTTTGCCGGTGTCGAGTACACCGACTCGTCGGGCCGTCGTCAGATCAACAACCAGTGGCCCGCGAACACCGCGTTCCAGACCGGTTCTTGCATTGCCTACTTCTACCAGGATCAGCAGATCGTATACGAAGTGCAGTCCAACGCCACCCTGGCGCAGACCTCGATCGGTGACCAAGCCAACATGGCAAGCGCCACAGCCGGTAGCACGACCACCGGCCTATCGCAGGCGATGCTGGGCACTGTTGTTGGTTCGGGTTCGCAAGGCGACTTCCGCATCATCGACATCGCCCCCTACGTAGACAATGCGTGGGGAGATCCTTATGTGATTGTGCGCGTGCAGATCAGCCGCCATCAGTACACAGCTAACATCGTCGCCATCTAAGGAGTCCAGACATGGCCGCACCAATGCGCAGTACGGACTTTCGGAGCATCGTTGAGCCTATCCTCAACGAGTGCTTCGATGGAGTCTATGACCAACGAGCTGACGAGTGGAGCCGCGTGTTCCGCGAGGAAGACGGCATCCCCCGCAACTACCACGAAGAGCCGGTTCTGTACGGTTTCGGCGCGGCACCGCAACTGCCTGATGGCACGCCGGTGACCTACCAGCAGGGCGGCGTGCTGTTCCTGCAGCGTTATCTGTACAAGGTCTACGGTCTGGCGTTCGCGCTGACCAAGGTCCTGGTGGAAGATGGCGACCACATCCGTCTGGGTCAGGTGTACGCACGTCACCTTGCACAGTCGCTTGTGGAGACTAAGGAGCTGCTGGCCGCCAACGTCCTTAACTACGCCTTCAACAGCGCGTACCCGGGCGGTGACGGTGTTGCCCTAATCAGCACCGCGCACCCGATCGTGAACGGCACTTTCAGCAACCAGCTTGCCACCGCCGCCGTGCTGTCGCAGACCTCGCTTGAGCAGATGCTCATCCAGGTCCGCTCTGCCGTCGACAACAACGGCAAGAAAATCCGTCTGGTCCCGCGCCAGCTCGTCGTTGCCCCGGGCAACATCTTCCAGGCAGAGGTTCTGCTCAAGTCGGTCCTGCGTACCGGCAACGCCAACAACGACATCAACCCGGTCAAGTCGATCGGGTTGCTGGACGAAGGCGCCGCCGTTCTCAGCCGCTTGACCAGTGCCACCGCTTGGTGGGTGCAGACCGACGCGCCTGAAGGCTTCAAGATGCTGATGCGCCGTCGCCTGGAGAAGACGATGGAAGGCGACTTTGAGACCGACTCGATGCGCTACAAGGCAACCGAGCGGTACGCTGTCGGTTTCACCGACCCGCGCGCCGCTTTCGGTACGCCCGGCATCTAAGGTGCCACCAGGGGCGGGGATCTGATCCCCGCCCTACCCAATCATTGCTCTGAACAAACTTTTCAAGAAGGAGTTCACCATGCCCCAATTTTCCGATGACCTGTTCCTGGGCCCTGCCCAGACGTACATGGGCACAGGGATCCGCCCGTACACCGCCACCGCCACTGGTGGCACCGGCAGCGTGTCCTCGACCACCCTCACGATCACCGCGCTGAACCAAGGTTCGCCGATCGTCTTGGGCATGTACGTCGACGGGTCCAGCGTCACTGACGGCACGTACATCACCGCCTTTGGGACCGGTGCTGGCGGCACCGGCACGTACACGTTGAACCAAGCGATCAACATCGCCAACACCACCGCGCTGACCCTGCACGGCAACATCACGTTCGACAACCCGTCGCCGATGGACCTGGGCATCGGACCCTTGGGGCGCATTTATGTGTGGGACATCATCCCGCAAGCCGCTGTCACTAACAACATCGCGGCTTCGCAGACGGCGGCTGCTGCCGGTGCTGTAACGCTGACGGCAGGCACTTCCGCAAAGTCGGTCGTGCGCTCTGATGGCACGACGGTGGTGCAGCTTGACCTGCCCCGCGCAGTGAAAGTGAACTGCTCAACCACGGCGCGTGCGTTCACGGTGAGCGGCTACGACTACTACGGCCAGCCCATGACGGAGGTCATCACGGTGGCCACTGCGGGCACCGCAGTGACTGGTAAGAAGGCGTTCTATCAGGTCTCAGGCGCCACGATTGCCGGTTCGGCCACAGCAGTCCTGATCGGCACTAGCGACGTGATGGGCTTCCCGGTCCGCGTGACCAATGTCGCGTACCTCGCGAGCGTGAAGAGCAACAACACGTTGGCGCAAGACACTGGCACCTTTGTGGCTGCCGACACGGCCACGGCCACCAACGCCACCGGTGACGTCCGCGGCACGTACACCCCGGCCACCGCGTCGGACGGTATCGTTCGGACAGTGACGGGTATCCTGTTGCCTGGAATCGCAGTCGGCCCCAACGCAACCCGCGTCGGTGCTCTCGGCGTCACCCAATACTAAAGGGAGAGCGACATGGGTCAATTCAAACCAATGACCAAGATGATGACCACCGAGCCATCGGTGATCCTCAAGCTCAAGACGGGCGGTCACGTCAACATGAAGGACAAGGCTTGCGAGCAGGACGGTCACTCGCCCATGCGCAAGGGCCTGACGGTCGCGATCGCCGTGGGCAAGCCCCGCGGTGGTGATGCCGAGGGCATGAGCCCCGGCAAGCCGTCCATGTCCGAGCGTCGCAAGGCCATGGCCGCGCCCTTCATGAAGAAGGGCGGCAAGACCATGAAGAAGGCAGACGGGGGCATGGTCGACCCGAACAACTTTGCCAATATGCCCCCGGGTCCCGCACAGACCGCAGCAATGCGCAGTGCGGTTGGCCTGCCTGACACTACGGACAACTTTGCCAACATGCCCCCGGGCCCTGCACAGACCGCAGCGATGCGCAAGGCCGTTGGCTTGCCTGACACTACGGACAACTTTGCCAACATGCCCCCGGGCCCTGCACAGACCGCAGCGATGCGCAATGCGGTTGGTCTTCCTACCGCTCGCGCCCCGATGGTACGACCCCCCATTCGCGGTGGCCGGGCCGACATCCCCATGTCGGCGATGAAGAAGGGCGGCAGCACCGACATGGGCCAAGACAAGGCCATGATCAAGAAAGCCATGCGCCAGCACGACGCCCAGGAGCACAAGGGCGGCAAGGGCACCAAGCTGGCGCTCAAGGGCGGCGGTAACGCTAGTTCTTTTGTGAACACCAAGATGTCGGATGGTGACAAGACTGACCGCGCTCGGGGCACGGGCGGGGTCCGTACGGGCGCTGCCGGCTACAAGGACGGCGGCACCATTTCGGGCAACGCGGGCAAGTTCTTGAACAATGTGTCGGGCGGTGATCGTTACGACTCGGCCAAGGGCACTGGTGGCGTCAAGATGGCGAACTCCGGTGGCTTCAAGTCGGGCGGGTCCATCGACTGGGCCAACCGACCCGCCGACACATCAAAACCCGGCATGACTGGCACCAGCACTGGTGGTGTGCGCAACGGCAACGCAGGCGGCTTCAAGACTGGTGGTTCAGCAAAAAAAGCCTACGCCACGGGGGGCAGTGTTGACACTGGCCGTCCCGTGGCGTACGCCAGCAAGCCGGTTTCCAAGCCGGTAAGCAACACGGCGCAGTCCGGTACCTTCAAGAAGGGCGGCAAGGTCACCATGAAGGCCGATGGCGGCCCCATGGTTGACCGCAGTCGCGGCGCTTACGACAAGGCCATCGGCCCTGACGAGAGCGACATGAGCATGGCTCGCGCGATTCGTAATGCCCCAGGCAATGCCTACGACGCGATCAAGCGGCTCGTGACACGCGCCCCAGAGGCTGGCGCTGGACGGGGGTTCGTGAACCCCCCGATGGCCCGCAAGAAGGGCGGCGTGATGTGCAAGGCTGACGGCGGCATGATCGGCCCGGACAACCTGCCGCAAGGCATGCCGGGGGCTGGTGTACCGGCGGGCATGCCCACCGGGATGCCGCCCATGGGCATGCCCACGATGGCGAATCCACCGCCCCTAGCGGCCCAGCAGGCTATGCAGAAGGTGCTTGGCAACAGCCCGACTACCGGTAGCCTGTCAGGGTACAAGCGAGGGGGTTCAGCTAGTCGCGTGCACCGGCACACCTCCGCAGAGCTACGCAAGATGCGCTGACAACAGGGGCCTCGGCCCCTGTTTTTTAATTGGGGAAAGACATGGGTACCTACTCTTCCGCGACCCGGCAGGGCTCGTTTGAACCGTTTGACTTGCAGGTCGTGCGGGGCCAAGTAGACGGGCACACCGCCGTTATAGTGTCCGGGTTCAACGCAACTGTTGGCACCTCGTACGAGACGATCTGGAGCGAGAGTACGGTCTATGCGTACCCCGCGAGTGCGTCTGTAATGAAGATTTCAAGCTCAGACGCAAACGATACTGCGGCTGGGACTGGGGCAAGAACCGTCACTATCTACGGTCTGGACGGCAGCTATAACCAGATCAGCGAGACGGTCTCGTTGAGCGGTCAGACCGCTGTCAATACGACAAATTCGTACCTGCGCGTATTCCATTTGCTGGTCAACACCGCGGGCTCTGGTGGCGCCGCTGCCGGCACTATCTACGCCGGGGTTGGCACGGTAACGACTGGCAAGCCCGCAACGGTGTATTGCGTCTATACCGCCGACGGTGGTGCGACTGCTTGCATTTACACCGTGCCCGCCGGGTACACGGGGTACGTTTTTGACTTCCTCAGTTCTGCAGGTTCCACTTCTGCAAATGCTTATTCAAGCATCGGCCTGTACGGCAGGCCACTAGGCGGGGTATTTGACAACGTGATCCAAGGTCGGTGCGGGAACGGTAGTGCTTTCAACATCCCGTTGAACTACCCGCTGGCGTTTACTGAAAAAACGGACATTGAGGTTCGGGCGAGCGCAACGTCCTCTTCAAACGTCACGGGCAACTTTAGCATCGTGATTGTCAAGAACCCGGACTGATCATGCCCAGCAAATCCCCAGCGCAACACCGCCTCATGGAAGCCGCCGCGCACACCAAGGGCGGGTTTGGTGGCGTCCCGCAGAGCGTCGGCAAGGAGTTTGTCAAGGCTGACGGCATGAAGGGCGGCGGCGGCTTGTACGCCAACATCCACGCCAAGCAGGAGCGGATTGAGCACGGGTCCAAAGAGAAAATGCGCCGCCCAGGCGCTAAGGGCGCCCCGACTGCCGAGGCGTTCAAGCAGTCCGCCGAGACGGTGAAGAAGAAAGAAGGCGGCCCGTCGTTGGCGGTTGGGCGTGGTGAGAAGCTGTCGGTGGACAAGGGCGCCGGGCTCACCACCAAAGGTCGCGAGAAGTACAATCGGGAGACCGGATCGCACCTCAAGGCGCCGCAGCCCGGCGGTGGTGGCCGCAAGGACTCGTTCTGCGCCAGGATGTCAGGCGTGGTGGAGCACTCAAAGGGTGACGCACCCCGCGCCAAGGCGTCGTTGAAGCGTTGGAAATGCCCCGGCTGGTAAAGGATACCCATGGCGTACTCAGGCACCGTTGGACAGACGACCATCAGCGTCCAAAACCTGATCGACCACGGCGCTCGTCGTGCGGGTAAGCTCGCCGAGGAACTGACGGTTGAGCAGGTCCAGGCTGCCAAGGAGTCGCTCTTCTATGTCCTGAGCAACCTGATCAATCAGGGCATCCAGTACTTTGCCATCAAGAAGCAGGTCATCGGCCTGCTCGCCAACCAGTACGAGTACCTGCTGCCGGTCGGTGGCAATGACGTCCTGAACGCGCTGTACAGGACCATGACGCAGCCCTCTGGCGGGTACACCAGCTCCGCCGGCGGCACGGTCGCCAACGTCTACGACCAGAACACCACGACGTACTGCGCGCAGACGTCGGCCAACGGCAACATCTCGGTCAACTACGGCAGCAACCCCCAGTACCTGGGGTCGATCGGGTTCATGCCCTACGTTGCCAGCGGTGGCGATGCCGTTTGGAGCTACGTGCTTGAGGCGTCATCCGACAACAGCACCTGGAAGGCCCTGTACACCGCCACCAGCGCCACGGTGACCGATGGCCAGTGGATCTGGCAGGACATCGACCCAGGCGCCAACGTGTCGTACTACCGGATGCGCGCCACCGGCGGCACCACCCTGGCGCTGCGTGAGTTGTACTTCGGGAACAACTCGACCGAAATCACCATGTCGCGGCTCAACCGAGACGACTACACTAACCTGCCCAACAAGAACTTCACGGCCAACCAGCCGTTCCAGTACTGGCTCAACCGCACCATCCCCCAGGCCACCATCACGGTCTGGCCAACACCATCGAGCTCGTTCGTGCAGATGACGGTGTGGTACTCGGCCTACGTGCAGGACGTGGGCGCCTTGAGCGGACAGCTCGCGATCCCCGACCGGTGGCTGATGGCGATCCAGAACATGCTGGCGCACCAGATGGCCCAGGAGCTCCCGGGCGTTGACGTCGGGCGGATTCAGTACCTTGAGGTCCAGGCCGAGAAGTACTTCAACATGGCGGAGCAGGAAGAACGCGACAAATCGCCGATCTACTTCGCGCCGAACATCTCGGTGTACTCAAGGTAGGCCATGCCGCGCTTCCTCGACACCCGAGGCGGTTCGGACATCGCCATATTTATCTGCGACCGGTGCAAGATGAAGCGCGCGCACTCGGTGGCCCAAACCGATCCAAACTTCCCGGGTTTGCTAGTATGCGACCAGGGCTGCGCGGACGAGAAGGACCCGTACCGGCTGGCGCCGCGTCCGACTGAGAAGATCACGATCCGGTTCCCCAGGCCCGATGTCAGCATCGCGGTAGACCCGAATGCGATCGAGACCACTGGCAACAACCAGTTTGACCTGTCTCCAGAACAGAACACGCAGACCCCATCGAACAACGGGAACCTCGACACCTTGACCACCTCCCCGGGGCAGTAATGGCAAACGTAACAATCACCCAACTACCCGCCGCCGGTGCAATCACGGGCACTGAATCGGTCCCGATCGTCCAGAACGGGGTGACGGTACGGACGACGACCGCGGCGCTGGCCGGGTCGCCCGTGCAGACCCAGACCTTCCTGACCAAGAACCAAGAGCCCACGCTCAACAACAGCCGCGCGCTGTCCAACGGGACCGGTGTAGGGCTCGTGGACGCGGGGGCGCAGTCTACCCTCACCATCACCCTGAACGCGGCCTCTGGGAGCCTTGAGGCGGCCTCCAACGGCATGATCGCCAAGACCGCCAGCAACGCGGTGGCCTCCAGGACGATGTCCTCGTCCACCACCGGCCTGTCGGTCACCAACGGTGACGGTGTCGCGGGCAACCCGACGTTCGCGCTGACTGGGGTTGCCCTGGCGGTGGCCGGCGCGTCGGGCACCGGCGCCCTGGTGCTGACGAGCTCGAACACTGTGGTCACCCGGTCGGTACTGGGCACGACCAACCAGATCAGCGTCACCGATGGTGACTTTGCCAACTCCCCGGTCATTGCGATCTCGTCGAACCCGGTGTTGCCGGGCACCGGCGGCCTAGTCGTCCCGGTAGGCACTACCGCGCAGCGCGGGTCGGCCACCAACGGCAACTTCCGCTACAACTCGACCACGGCCACTTTTGAGGGCTACGCGAACGGCGCCTGGGGCTCGGTCACTACCGGCACCGGTGTGACGTCTGTTGCGCAGTCGTTCACGGGCGGCCTGATCTCTGTCGCGGGGTCCCCGATCACTAGCACGGGTACCTTGGCGCTGACGGTCGCCGGCACGTCCGGCGGCGTGCCGTACTTCACCAGCGGCACGACCTGGGCGTCGTCTGGTGCACTGACCGCCAACGCGATCGTCCTGGGTGGCGGCGCTGGCGCGGCCCCTGCGCCTCTGGCGAGCCTGGGTACCACCACCACGGTCCTGCACGGCAACGCCGCCGGTGCGCCTACCTTCGGGGCGGTGAGCCTGACGGCAGACGTCTCGGGCACGCTTCCGATCGCCAACGGCGGCACCGGGGCCACGACCAGCGCCGGCGCGGCCTTCGCGCTGAAGGGGGCGAATACTGACCTGACCTCTGTCGCCTTGACGACAGGAACGGTGAGCACCACGCCGTCGGGCAGCACCGACATCGCAAACAAAAGCTACGTTGACACGGTGGCCCAGGGCCTGGACACCAAAGCGTCCTGCGTCGCAGCGACCACGGTCAACATCACGCTGTCCGCGCCTCAGACGATTGATGGGGTCTCTCTGGTGGCGGGTGATCGTTGCCTAGTCAAGAACCAGTCGACCGCTGCGGACAACGGCATCTACCTTGTCGCCGCAGGCTCGTGGACCCGTGCTCTGGACATGGACACCTGGGCCGAGGTGCCTGGGGCGTACGTGTTCATCGAAACCGGGACCACCCAGGCCGATACGGGCTGGGTCTGCACGAGCAACGCCGGCGGCACGATCGGCGTGACCGCGATCACCTGGGCGCAGTTCTCCGGTGCAGGATCTGGTGTCAGTTCGCTCAACTTCGGCACGACCGGCCTGACGCCGGCCAGCGCCACCACCGGCGCCATCACGGTCGCCGGCACCTTGGCGGTCGCCAACGGCGGCACAGGAGTCACCACCAGCACAGGCACGGGCAGCGCCGTCTTGAGCGCATCCCCTACATTTACGGGCACCCTAGCTGCCGCAGCAATTACAGCCAGCACAACCCTTGGAGTAACAGGCGTCTCAACCCTGACTGGCGGCGCAACTTCCCAAGCAAAAATAGAATCTACTCTTAATTTTGGAACTTTACCAAACGTAAATTTTTTAGCTACGTCAGGAAATACAGCGCAAGGGCTGACATCTGGGTATTCGTTTAAGTCTACATTTGTAGGCACCGGAGATAACGACCCGCGCAGATCAGCGGATATATGGTCTGGGTTTAGTACTAGTGCTTGGGGCACTGAATACCTTGCTTTTGGTGTCGGTATTGGCGTTGCAAATGATGGCGGGCTTATAACCACCGAAAGAATGCGGATTAACGGCGCCGGTACTGTTTCAATCACTGCTACAACTGAACAATCAAGCACGACTGGGGCTATGACGGTAGCTGGTGGTGTTTACATAGCCAAGAAACTGACCGCTATCGGCGGCATTTCAGGCGGCACATTTTAAGGAGCTACGATGGCAGCAACAGGCTTTACCCCCATTTCGTTGTACTACAGCACCACAGCGTCGGCTGTGCCGGTCAACACCAACCTCGTTGCCGGGGAGTTGGCACTTAATACCACTGACGAGAAGCTGTACTTTAAGAACGCAGCGGGCACGGTCAAGCTGCTGGCGAGCAACGGTGCAACGACCAACGTCTCGACCTTCTCGGCGGGCACCACTGGGTTTACACCGTCATCCGCTACGT